GCCGCAACTTCAACTTGGAAGTCATTGACATAACCATCTGACTCAACTGTTTGTCCTAAAATGTTAACTTTAGTGTCTGCTCCTATAGCAGTACTTTTTCCAAACTGTGTATTGATACCTAATACATTAATAAAGTCTTGTATGATTTTACCTGTAAATGGATCATATACTAATTCGTTTTTGCTAAACGTGAATCGTGTGTCAGCGACACTACCAAAGTAGTATGTCAATGATCTATATGTTACTGTGTAACGATTGTTTCCTAAACTAGTAAACTTAACAAAGTAATTTGTATTTGATGATGCACCGATTGACCAACGTTCTTGGTTAACCAATAGTGAGTTATTAAAGATCAATGTAAAGTCTTGTTGCAATTCGATTTTGAGAATTGCTTCTTGTATAATTGTAGTAGATAATGAATTATCGAAAACAGGGATTACTTCAACTAATGTTACGCCATCTGGCACAAATCCATTAAGAGTTACTGGACCTTTACCATTAGCAAATGATCCTTGACCAGAGTTATTACCGTCTCCTATGACGTTTAATATAGTAGACCAAATATAATTCTTTTGACCTGCTGACGGTATACCAGCAACGAGACGATTGTTACTATCAAAATAAAATCCATCTGGCGCTCGAAGTTTTGCAATCGCACCTGTTGTTACATATTTTGCATTTGTAGTTGTAAACACACCTAATGATTCTGGACTTTCTTTTGATCCACTCTTGGAATAAAAATAACCAGATTCACTTGATGAATCTACTGAACTTGTTTTCCAATATAACGTGCTTCCGCCACCTGTGCCTGGGTATGCATAACGTGTGTAATTTTGAATGTAGTATTGATTAGCACGATTCGATGCAAGTACTGATGCTAAATCATCTGTAAAGGATTGAATAATGTCTGATGTATTGTTTACTTGTAACGTTAAGAATCCATCTACGCCGTCTTGGTATAGTGCGCCATCATCTCCAAAAGAGTTCGTGCTTGAATACTTGCCTGTTGGATCAAGTAAATCTAAATTCTTTGACACACCAATTGAACTTCTGTTGATTGCAGAACTTTTAATTATTGAACTATACAGCGTATAAGGGAAGTTTGTGTAGTCTTCTCCGTTAACCATACGATTTTGTGTATAGTATCTTGTAGGTGCTCTTTGTTTAATTGCTGATAGTGATTCTCTACCTTGTGCATTAGAAACAGTTAACGGCAATCCTAATTGTAAACTGAGTGTTTCAGTTTTTCCTGTTCTACTAATGTAGTTGATTGTTACAGATACGCCATTCATTTCTGAAGGATTAATTGTGTAATTTAATCCATTACTGCTTCTTGTAAAGGCTCTAAATGAGCCTACAGGAATTTCTGAAAATACACCGTCACCAAAAACATATGTGACTTGATCGTTAGCACGTGAGTTTACTGAAAATATTTTTTTACTACTTGATTCTGTTTGTAAGTATGCATCTGCATAAACATTGTCTACCTGTTTCCAAGAAGTTAATGTCAAATCTGCGTTAACTTGATACAACCATGTATCAGTGTTGTTGATACCGTTATTATCAATGTTGTAAGTTTCATTTGCTATTTGCTGTTGAAACGATGTTAAAGCAGTTTGTAAAGTTCCTTGTTTGAAATAAAACATGAAACCAGTGTTGGGCGATCCAAAACCTAATCTGTCATTTCTATATAACATGTTTATTTGACTAGTTGGTGCTGGTGGTTTTTCATAGACATATGTTTTGTCTAATGATGTTCCACTTACTAATTCAAAGTTCATCGAAGTCCCGTCTACTTGTGAAACAAAAGGAACAATTGGACTTGTATTTAGTGGAAGTTTAATTGCGTATTCACTTGTGCTTACTCCAAGTATCTCAGTCGTGTTAGCTGGATTTCCTATTCTTTGAGTGTCTACCAGAGTAGCATTAACAATTGTGTTCATTTGCTCTAACCAATTGCTATTGCCTGGATCATTCCATGTCGCTGGAACATTACTTAAATTTTGTCCATTTGCATCTAAGATATTTTCTGTTGTTCGTATTGTTTGAATTTTAAGATAGCCTTCTGCACATGTATTTCTTTTAGGCGTATATCCTACTAAGTTAGCAAGTTTGACAACTGAGTCTCTACGTTCAGCAGTATCAATAAAGTTCTCACGGGCGTTTAGATCGTTTCTGAACGCTAGTCCTTGCCCCATGAACGACATAACATCAAGTAGGGCAATGAACTCTGAACTTTCTACATAGTCATTGAAGTTTTCAGGATAATAAAGACGAAGGTAATCAATAAAACTTTTTCTGAGTGTTTCATAATCGTAACTTCTGAAGTCTGCCTGTGAAAAGGTTTGGTAGATTGCTTTCCAATCATTTACTCCAAATAGACTTGATTGCCTTGAACTTGTCGCCATAGTTATTCCCTGTATGACAAGTATTTATCTTTATGGAAAACCAGGGTTTTTTATTAAAATGAAAGTGTTGCAGAGTTCGTGTCAGGGTCAAAAACTACAGCTATATCACCAACATTGTTGAAAGGATTGATAGATAATTGCAATTCTACCAAGATTCCTTCTTCTCTCTGAAATGATCTTATCGTATTGATGTTGAGTCTGCTGTCTTCACTTGCAACTCGTTGAATTTCATTCTGCAATGCAGTTGCGACATCTGGAGTATTTGGCTCAAAAACAAAATCCCAAATAGTTGTGCCGTAACTAGGTTGACCAACTTTTTCTCCTTTACGGATGTTCAATGCATTGATAAAGTCTTGTATGACTAACTTCTCATCTAAGAGTTTGAATTTTTTACCAAACACTGTAGGGTCTGTGATGCCATTGTTAACACCAGTAGCACTTACAGGCAGAGGATTAACCGTTCTTGGTTTATCTGCGCCTATTGTTGAAAATCCTATAAATGTTGCCATAGTATTATTTATATCCTATTTTAGTTTCCATGTCTTCAGTGCATTGTCCCACTTCCAAGTAGTTGCGCCGGCTTGAGTAAATTCTTGTGAGGCTTGGAAAGGACTACCACCAAGACCAAAGTCGCCTTGCAAGTATCCGCCCATGCTACCAGCTCCATCAGTTGGAGGTGATGGAGGATATTGTATATCAGCCACTTCGCCTGTAACTGCTTCTACTGTGTTTTCTACTACTGGTTCTCCTCCAGGTATAAGCACTTCTCCTTCTTTAACAACTGAATATGTATTCAGCCCGTCATTGAAGAAGTCGCCTGTTGGATTTAATAGATTAGTTTGTAGCAATGCGACAGAAGCATTAGAGTTGCTTTGATTATTTAACGCCTGAGCGGCTCCTGCTTCTGCTGTTGATGTAATGAGAGTTTCTAATTTTTTAAATTGGTTGTTTGAAGTCTCTGCTACTACAGGGACAGTAGTTTCTCCAATTTCCTTTGCGACTGATTTAGCTTCTAAAATTGCATTTTTATATGCAGGAGAAGTTAACGCTGATTGATATGTTGCTTGTGCTTTTGCGATTTCTGGAGATCCAGCTGGCAATGTAGAAACAAGTTCTGCATATGATGCTTGTTTTGCCGCAATTTGTTTTTCCTGTGATGCGACTGCTTTTTGTGCTGACTTTAATTTTTTCTTTAAACTTTTTACGGCCGCAAACGCACCAAGTGCGGCTGGAGGTATAATTCCTATTAAGTTTGGTCTTGGAATTTTAGGATTGCCTAATACAGTATCTATAAGCCCTTGAAGACTTTCTCTAGTACCGAAAGTATTAAGTGCTACTGTAGGTAAAGTAATAGTTGACCCGCCACCAGATGTGAGAGAAGATAAAGCACTTACTAGTGCGGCTGCCGCACCTGGACTTAATGATGATAATAGAGTACTTGATAGTCCATCAAGTTTGCTGGCGGCTTCGCCTAACTTATCTTTGATACCTGCACTTGGGTCTTTGCCAGAGAATGCGGCTGATGCAATATCACCTATTTCTGATGTACTGAGCCTAATCCATCTGCTATTGCATTAACAGAACCTTTTACATTGTCTACTATACTACCACCAATTTTTTGTCCTCCAGGCAATCCAGACATACCAGATGCTACGACTGCTGATGTTGTTGCTGAGGCACCTGTCGATACAATTTTTGCCGCCGCCGCCAATCCGCCTGATTTGGCTAATTTAGTTGCTGAACCAGATAAAGCTCCAACTTTAGATGTCGCATCACTGATTGCATTTTCTGCTATCGATGTATCTACACTGAACGATGCTAAGTCTGAGCCAGTCACTCCTTCTGCCGCCGCTGTTACACTTGCGACTGATGCTTTTGCTAAGGCTTCTAAGTCTACAGGTACATTTGCTGGCATTGCTTTGAAAGTTGCTGTTATAGATTTAAATGATGATGCGGCCGCTCCGATATCAGGATCAAAACCTGCATCAATATTGAAATTGTCTGGGGCCGATGACAGTGAATCTAATGCTTTAGTGATTCCACCAGTACCGCCTGTCAACGTACTTGCTAAGGCTGATTTTGCACCTTGTGCCAT